ACCAGTAGATGCATTCTCTGCCTCAGCCGCACAAAGGGGTTCAAGCATTGAAACAGTATCTAATCTTGAGCTTATAGGTATTCTATCTGACGATACCATAACCGATGATGATATTCGGGCTGGTCGCTTTGATGAAGCTGAGATTGTAAAACGCCAAGTTGATAGTCGGCATCCTTGGATTGGTTCGTTCTCTGAAGACCATTATTGGATTGCTGAGATTAAGTTTTCTTCAGATCATTGGGAAGCCCAGCTTGAGGGCATTGGTCGGTTCCTTCAACAAAAGATTGGAGATCAATACTCGCATGAATGTAGGCATGAGCTAGGTGATGCTGTTTGTCGTGTTGATGTTGTGGCTCTCTCAGAAAATGGTTCAGTCTTTATTGTAGATACTGATCAGAACTTAAAGAGAACAAAGTTTACAGCAACAGGGCTTACTACAGGTTCTGGATTCTTCTCGTTTGGTAGACTAACTTGGCTGACTGGCCCAAATGTGGGAATAATTAATCAAGTAAAGGTTTATACATTTGGGACCCCTGAGTCAACTATAGAACTCAATATTCCAGTTGCATTCCCGATCTCACCAAATGATACATTCAATGTAGAACCTGGTTGCGATAAACTACAGTCAACTTGCATCGGTAAATTCAACAATATCTTAAACTTCGGTGGGTTTCCATTCATTCCTGGTATGGATAAGACCCAACAAATACCTGAAGCTAAAGGCACTAGAGTTATAAATAAAGAAGATTTCTTCCCTGAAGAGTTTGGAGGTATACCGTGATCCTCCGGAGTGAAGTAGAAGAAGTAGCTAGATCTTTTTGTGGAACTCCCTTTAAGTATAAAGGTAGAGTACCTGGTCTGGGACTTGATTGCTCGGGAGTGATAGCTAAACTTGCTGAACAACTTGGGTTTTTTACAGATGATTATACTAACTATTCTGAACAGTATGAGGTTAAGGCTGGTGTTTTGGTTGAACAAATGAGCCGAGTCATGGACGAAGTACCAATTGAATCTCGTCTTATTGGAGATGTTGCTGTTTTCTGGGTTGATCGTAGAACCGAAGCTCCTTTACACTTAGGCGTTTTAACAGACCGAGGTATGGTTCATGTTCATTCAAAGAAGGGTTCTCGTGTTGCTGAGACCGGCTTAGGACATTGGAAAGGTCGTATGACTCACGTCTTTAGATTTAGAGGTATAGCATAATGGCTACTCTACTTTTAGCTGGCTTGGCTGCTAGTGCTACAGCTGGAGCTGGAGCGGCTACTGTAGCTATTGTAGGTGGCCTTGCAGTTGCAGCGGGTTCTTATATTGATAGCACATATTTGATCCCCGCTATTATGGGCAAGCCTGAAGCAGCACGACCACAGATCATTGAAGGTCCTAGAGTTCAAGATCTACAATTCCAACATGCAAATGAAGGTGGTCCAGTAGGTTATGTGCTCGGGGAAGAGGCTCGAGTTCCCGGAACTGTTGTATGGCTATCTGGGCTAATTGAGCGAGCTAATGTGTCAGCTAGAGCAACAAGACCTTGGGGTATTAGTACTAGCTTTACTTATTCAGTGGATCTTGCGATCGCAGTTTGTGAAGGCGAGATTGAAGATATTGAACAAATCTGGGCGGACGGACGTCCAATAGTTCAAACGAGAGAACCACATTCTGTTACTGGAGAGTTTCTACAAGTACAAGCTATTGATGTGTTTTCTAATATTGCAAGCTTTGACGGGAGCTTAGCCTATACAGGTAGTCGAATTAGAGGTTTTCCTGGTGCACCAAGTTTTGATGGGTTCATAACAGGTGCTCAAATTAAAATGTCCGGCTGGACGAACGCAGGAAACAATGATACTTTCCGAGTAGTTCAGATTGGTGAAGAGACTGCGGGTGGTATTACATTTATGGATGTCGTCCCTCTTGAGTTTGTAGAGGGTGCCCGAATGTTTCCAGAAGCAGTTGGAGCAACAGTAACGATTGAACAGATCGATGTTAAGTTCACAACTGAAGAAATTGCTGATGTTCGAGTCTTTACAGGAGAACTTGACCAAGACCCTGATCCTTTAATACAAGAAGCTGAAGGTATAGATAATGTGCCAGGCTTCAGGAAAATTGCATATGTTGTCCTTGAAGGTTTAGAGATGTCGCAGTTTGGTAATCGTCTTCCTCAGTTTCAGTTTTTAGTTAAAGAGAAGACTAACAAAAAAGTTAAGGATGCTATATCTGATGTGTTTCTAAGAGCAGGCCTTACTACAGATCAGTTTGATGTTTCCGAGATTGATGATGCCGATATTCTAGGTGGTTTTGCAACAGGTGGGCCACAAGCAATGATGAATATTCTCATGCCTATTATGGTTGCGTTTGATCTTATGGCAATTGAAGAAGCTGGCAAAATAAAGGTTAAGCCTAGATCTTCACGAGATGTAATTACTATTGCGGATGGTGACTTAGCTGCACACGAAGAAGGTGGTGAGTCTCCTCGGCTCTTTACACAGACTGATACTCAAGAGCGAGACTTACCTAATGAGGTAACAGTTAGATTTATTGAACCAAAACAAAACTATCAACCCTCTTTACAAAGAGAACGACGTCTTAGTACACCTTCGGATAGCGTGATGGCCCTTGAAATACCACTTACAATGACGGCCACACAAGCTAGAAAAATTGCAAGGCGTCAACTTTGGCTAACATGGTCAGGCCGATCTGTTTTCTCAATAGATCTTCCTCCCAAGTATTTAGCTATTCAAGAGAACGATCAAGTTGAGTTTACCTTTAAAGGGGAAAAGAAGATACTTCTAACAAAACGTGTAGACATTGGTGCAAACTTAGCTATTCGTGTAGAAGGCAATGAGGAGTTTGAACCTGCTGCAACCCAAGTTGGTGTTGAAGAGGCCGGAGACGACCTTCGAGGCTTTTCCATTTTCGTGAGTGGTGCACTAGTATTTGAGATCATTGATATTGCACCTCTTTTTTCCTCGCATCAAGACACACCTGGCATGTACTATGGCATTGCTTTGTTCGACTTTAACGCAGACTTTACAAGTGCAGATGTGCTACAAGCAGGTGATGGCCAAAACTTCTCAGTTATTGATACACAAAGTAGTGAGGCAATCGTTGGATATAACGACGGAGCTCGCTTTCCAGATGGTGTACCAGGACTTTGGGATCGCTCAAGTACAGTCACAATACAGCTATTGAATGGTGAGCTTTCTGATGCTACTGAATTAGAGGTGATGAATGGTGTGCGTAACTGGTGTATTATGGGTGGTGAAGTTGTTGGTTTTGCGAATGCTACACTTGTGGGTGAAAATCGGTATGTGCTTGATACTTTTTTGAGGGCACTTAGGAATACTGAGGACCATGTTGCGAATCATGATATTGATAGAGAACGCTTTGTAACGCTTTGTAATGCTATTAAATTCACCAGGTCTAGACTTTCTTCCTCAGGAAATCGTTGATGTTAACACAAGCCAAACCTTTAAAGCTGTACAGCCTGGTGAACTCTCGGGTTCTGCACCGGTTTATAACGTTGGATTGATGAAAGCTGCAACGATTCAAGTCTTTGCTCCTGCTAATCTTAGAGGTGTGCTCGATTCCTCAAATGACTTAACAATAACTTGGGAGCGTAGAACTCGGTCACCAATCCGAGAGACTATTGATTTTATTCCATTGCTGGAACCTTCAATACAATATGAAATTGATATCTTGGATACACCAGGTGGAACAGTCTTGCGTACAATCACAGATCTTACAACTGAAATAAGAATTTATACCGCGGCTGAACAAACGGCTGACGGATTTGCACCAGGTACACCAATCCCCGTAGAGGTCTTTCAGCTCTCTGCTGTGGCTGGTCGAGGTAAAGCTGCGAAAGGAACACTCTAATGTCACTTAGTCCTTTGTTTAATATCCTTCTGATGGAAGAAGCTCAGAAGAATGCACACATTCCAAATAATGAAGACGTTGTTATTATGGAAGCAATGTCACTTGGTGTTGTCGTATCACAAACAAGTACTCAACCTGGTTCACCTGTTATTGGTGAGATGTACTTTATTTCGGGTGCAGGTTCTGGTGTTGATTGGACTGGCCATACTGATGAGTTTGCAATCTTTACTTTTGGCGGTTGGCGGTTTGTGCCAGCTACTGAAGGGTATGTATTCTATGACAAGAACCAAAGCCTTCTATTTATATGGGATGGTGCAGCTGCAGTCGACCCATCTACAATTTCAGGCATACCTATAAGTATAGGTGCAGAAAGTGGGTTAAGATTAACACGTGGGGTTATTGCTGAGAATGGTGCAATACTTGAAGGTGCAGGTTTTACTGTAGCTAAAGGTGCCACTGGTTTTTATACAATAACATTTAGTCCTGCCTTTTCAGCCGTACCTGCTATTGGTCATGCTGTTGATAACGATACATCGGGCGGTACTTTCCGAACTACTTTATTAACAATCGAAGGGCCACCTTCGGCTTCTTCACTTCCTGTAGTTATTATTGAATCGTTTTCTGGTATAGGCCGAAATGCAGAGTTTCACTTTATCGCAATTGGTCCAAAGTAAGGAGCTAAAATGGCAAGGAAAAATTACATGGGGTTTTTGGATGGCCAGGCACAACACGTCCATACAACAGACCCAAGCAAATTGAATAAGGCTGACTTTCCAAAGTGGAAGTGGGTTGAGTTTGATCCTGCCCTAATAGAGCCTGCTTATGTTGCTGATAAGCTAGATGGTTCTGGTAAGGTCATAGCAGATAAAGATAAGTTTAAAGCACATAATGTGGAAGTTCTTCGGCAGCAAAATAGAAAGGCAGCTTTAGAGAACCAGGTCTCAGACATGAATGGGAAGATTATGGCCGACTACACCTCTACACAAATGAAGATTATGAATAGCGCACTTGGACTGCCAGGTGCTGCATTTCCCACTGACGAAGAGTTAGGAATGTAATATGCCCCCAACGCCGGAAGAGAATAGAAACTCAATAACTGAACTTAAAGGAGAGGTGCAAACTATGCGTGCTGAACTTGAAGGAGAGATCAAGAGACAAGGTGATAACCTTGAAGCTGTAAAAGATGTAGCTAGCCGAATAGAAAATACTGTATCTGGTTTTATACAAGCAAGTAAGGGCCACCATCAAACTCACTTTGAAAGCAGTAAAGATCATGGTGAAAAGCTTACTGCTATAGACGGCAGATTGAATGGTCATGAGGCTGTTTGTGAAGAACGAGATGAGTCTATCCAAATGAAAATAGATACAGGATTCACAGCTTTACAAAGCGTTCTCTATCAATATCATGATTCGCAACATGGTCCTCAGTATTCCTAAGTGCCCTCAAAAAAGTATCAAGCACATACCGATTTTCACCCACAAGTGTAGCATTCGCAAAACCAACAACTTCACCACCCATAATAC